GGCCCGCATAGTTAACCTCCCCACTTTGAGGTTAACTCTCTATTCTAACCCGAGAAGGGCTTTACGGATTAGTTCAAAGATTATATGCTACGTGAAAACCTTAGTTGAATCATATATTTTATGGTACAACGTTTTCGTATATCGTATAGTCTCCTTATCCTTCCATTTAATGGAATGTATAGGTCTAATCTTGAGGAAATTTATTAAATATAAAATATCCTCTTGTGGAGTCTTACCTTCTTGGATGATACCGAACCTGATGGATCGGTAATCACGAAGAAGAGAGTTGAGATAAATTCAGTATCCAGGTAAGAAGAGTTTATAAAACAACTCTACCCAAGGATTGTAGAAATACAACCTTGTTAGTCTGGAAAGACTAACACCTAAGTCACTGTAACATTTATCTTTTGGCTCTGATCTTGCGCTTTAGCTAGATCCATTAAGGATTTACATAAAGCATGCATAGGCCAGATTCCTCCAATACTAGATGTCCGGAAACAAGTTGTAATTGCCTTATTGGCATCAGCCTGTGACATAAACGGTATTGAGGAAAGTCCAAGACTCATTATTGCTGTTGATGGAACTTGATTTCCAACTTTAACTCCTTTTGAGAGCTCAAGTTGTTGTCATTTTCTGTCAACATAAAATAACAGGTCATGAATATTTCCAAATATTCCGATTCGCAAGGCTTCAGCAATCAGCGCACCGAAGAAGAACTTATTCCTTAAGGTCTGGATAACCAAACCAGGTCCAATAGGAGTGAAATTAACACTAGGAAGTGTTATTTCACGTTCTCGTCAAGTAACAACTTGACTAGGTCCTACCCATCGTTTTGCAAACTCGGCAAAGCCGGATGCAATAACAGACTTTGATAGATTGATTGAAACACCTAAATCATTCATGATTAGCATATATTCATCGGAAACTCTTTTGTTACGAATAACAATATCGTCACCGAGAATAGCGTAATCACGAAAATTAGACATTCCAGCTCTTCTAGCTGAAATCTGTACTAAGACATGATGGCTTAAAGCCAACATGGCCCATGATGAGTAAGCTCCCATTGGTTGACCCACTGCATACTTAAATTTAAATTTAAGATTTGTTTTGGAAGTCAATAGGAAGTCTATCAGTAGCAGCTGACAAATCAAAGCAATAAAACTTTTCATCTGAATCAATGTTAATAACCTTATTTAAGGGTTTATCTTGATCAAATGTTCCGTCTCCATCTATTTAGATAGAATTTGGAATATGCTTTGGTGAAGTGGATATAAGGCAATTTGAATTCAATAATTACAAATTGCGATTATACGAGCTTTACCAGCTTGATCATGCACAGCAGATAATCTTCCAATATATGATGATCTATGAAGATCAATACATAAAAGAGGAAGTGTTATTAGCAGTAACATAAGCAGGTATAATGTTGTTATAAACTTTCTTATATGAATAAGATAACTTAAAAGATCTCAAATCTTTTTGGATTATCCCATAAAGCAAGTATATCGTACAGGGATCCTAGTGCACTTTTAGGTACATTAGGCTCTGCAGATTCCAACATTAGATATTTTATTGACTTAATTTTAAGCTCAAAAATAGATAAAGCACGAAGTGCAGATTTGATCTCTGTTAAATCCAATTCCTTGGATTTACCAGAAATGGATCCTTAATGGTTCCAAAATTTAAATCTGTCTCAACTTCGAACACTCTATACATGGATATAACAGAAACTAAGCACCTTACAACCTTTCAGTCTCTGAACTCTCCTTCTTCAAGGATAGTTCTGATACGTCCAGGTATAATAAGGGGAATTCCACGCTGATCCATCCTTACAAATGGTACTGTAATAGTATTATTTAAAGGTTTATCAGCTAAGAAGGATATAATACAACGTTGAACCTCTTTAAGGTAAAGAAAAGTAAATTTTCATCCACCTTTAGAGATCATGTTTGTTATACGTCCAGCTATAAGTTGAAATTCGCGAGCATATTCTCTCTGATCTGTTAATCACGTAACCACTGAGACAAAACCTGAGATCTCTTGTAAAGTGATCCAGGCCTTTCCAATGGCTTTGATTGAAATTGATTTAATCAAAGTTTCATATCCATCATGTCAAAGACATCTGCTAAATGCATTACTGCAAGGCCGATGGGGGGGAAGCATGAACAGCTTAGGCTACCGAATCCAAATATAAGGAAAGGGGTCATGGCCAATGTGCTCTTTAGGAGC